ATCTTAGCACAGGTCAATCTGATATTCGTGCAGACATTGCGGCCATCCCTCAGACATCTGTTACCACGCAGGTCGTAGATACCAGTGGTATTGAAAACCGTATCTGTAGCCTCGAGGGTACAACCAACACTGGCTTTGCTGATGTGGGTGGTCGCATTGATAATGTGAACAGCACATTGGGCAATGTACAGGGTTCTGTGGATACCGGGTTCAGCAGTATGAACCAATCCTTTAACGATGTCGCAGAGGGCCAGACAGGTATCCAGAACAGTGTGTCGGATCTTTCTGGTAACATGACTAACCGTTTCGATACGGTAGACAGCACTCTCGACACAGGTTTTGCTGGCGTTAACGAGAACGTAAACACACAGTTCGATACGCAGAACCAGAGCCTGACGGATCTTTCTGCTAATGTGCTTGGTGGTCAGACTAACCTGCAATCGTACCTTGAGGGTATGTCAGATCGTTCTGATACCTACTACGGCGGTCTTGCTGAAGGCCAAGCCGGTATCATGGGCGGCATCGGCGGCATGCAGACAGGTCTCAACGATTTCCGTGAGAACTATGATGCTAACACTACACTGGCTAACCAGACCCGTGCGGAGCTTCTGGATACTGTTACTGGTGGGTTTAACCAAACCCGTGAAACGATCTCTGACAGCTTTAACGACACCAGCCGGGACATTAACAATGTATCTGGTCAGGTTGATGAACAGGCTCGTAGGGCTGCAGCTTCTGCACCAGTAACCGCACAAGAGTTTACTCAGACCATTCGTGAGCTTGCTTCTGGTCTGGACGCAGGAACCCGTGAACAGGCGGCTGCACAGAACGATGTAGTACAGCGTTTGGATACAGTTAAGCAGGTTCTTACAACGCAGGGTGATAATCTTCCTGATGACATTCGCCAACAGTACACACAGCTTGCGCAAGCCTTTGACCAAAACGGTAAGCTGGTTCGTGAGAGCATCGATGCACAGGGTGTAACCACACGCCGTGCGATGGATAATCAGAGCAACGTATTACTAGCTAACTTTGACGAACAAGGTCAGATGCTGGGTCAGAATATGTTCAACGTAAATTCACTACTCAAGCAAATGGATCAGCTTGGGTACACAGGCCGAGGGCAACAGCCGGGTACACTGGCACCGCAGCAATTGGTCAACCGTAGGGCTGCAATCGATAGCGGCCTGATGGAAAGACAAGATCCATATTTTAACACATTCGGGTAAACATGCATCCAAAATCAATCTCTGACCAAGGCCTTAACTTAATCAAGAAGTTTGAGGGTCTGCACAAAGTAGGGCCAGACGGTATGGTAGTTCCATATCGCTGCCCAGCTAATATTCTCACCATCGGCTACGGCCATACTAAGGGTGTGAAGAAGAATATGCGTCTTACAAAGCAAGAGGCAGAAGACCTTTTGCGGCAAGACATGAAGATATACGAGGCGGATGTTAAACGTCTGGTTGATGTACCTTTAACGCAATACCAATTCGATGCCCTAGTGTCGTTTGTATTCAACCTTGGTAGTGGTGCCTTCTCAGGATCGACTCTGAGGAAAAAATTAAATGCTGGAGATTATTCTGCAGTACCGGCTCAACTGATGCGCTGGAACAAAGCACGGGTTGGTGGCAAACTTCAGCCCCTTACCGGTCTCACACGCCGCCGTTCTGCAGAGGCAGCACTGTTCACATTGGACGCACAGCTACCTAGCGATGACGTTGATGTACCAATGGCTCAGAAGCCTGCAGCACAAGACAAGAAACCTCTGGCTAAATCTAAGACGATGGCAGGTGTAGGTATCGCTGGTGCAGCCACTGGCCTGAACGAAATGGCCGGACAGCTACAGGGTCTTATAGCATATGCTGACAGCCTCAAGACCGTTTTCCTACTCTGTGCAATCGCCGGTATCGCTCTGGCAGCATACGCCCGTTGGAAGGACCAAAAGGACGGGGTTGATGTTTAGCATCTTCGGCAAAGTTAAGACCTACATCATTGCCACCTTGGCCCTCGCTCTGCCCATTATTTACGTCTTTGGGCAGATCAAAGGACGGGCGAAAGAGAAGAACAAAGTCCTTACCGATGAACTACAGGCGCAACAAAAGGCGGCTGATTTTTATAAGGCGATGTCTGAAAATGAAAGCGACAATCTTACTGATCGCAAGTCTATCACTGACCGGCTGCGCTCAAACGGTCTATAGAACCCAACTCGAAATCTATTGCCCACAAATCAAGCAGTATGATGACCGGTTCAATACCCAATTAGCCGATGAATTAGAGAGCCTTCCTGCCGATGCTACGGCAATTGATGAGGCTGTAAAAAACTACATCTACTTGCGAGATCGTATCCGCAGATGTGAAGAAGAAAAGGATAAGATCTAATGGGTTTATGGGCAGATACCTTCGGAGGTGGCAACAGCTTCACTGAAAGCGTAGCAAATACTTTCACTAAGAGTGATAATAAGGAATATCAAGGCGGTAGTCTGGTAAACACTGATACCGGTAAGATTGTTTCTGGCGGGGCAATGAACTCTACCGATACCAACCAGAAAAATAAATCTGTTGGTGATAAGTCTGCAGGACACGGAGAAGACTATAAGTTCTCCGATGCTGTTGGTGACATTAAAGACATCTTTGGTAGTGGCACAGCAATAATTGACCCTAACCCTACCGCTAATGATGATGACAACAATACAGGAGGTTCTTCTGGGCAGACTGCGGGTGATAATGATCAGGCTGCGGAAGATGCGGAACCCGGTGCTTTGTCCTCTGAGGGTATAGCTAAAATGCTTATTGATTCTGGTGTGGTTACGTCCAACGAAGAAATCCAAGCAATGCTTGCAGACCCTAAAGCATTTCTAGATGCAAAGGGTATCAACCTTTCTGACATTATCCCAAACCTAGACCCTGCTACTGTAGGAACGCTACTAGATCCTGCCAATCCTAATTATGCCCTCAAGGGGCTAGAGAAGTATCTGCCTCAGACCGTTACAGGCGTTGCACCGGTTAGCAATCCTACTGCAGTGGACCCCACTACATTTACCACAGCGACTGCATCTGATCGCATGAACAACCCGCAGTTTACTATGGACGCTGCCACAGGCGAAGTTCGTGATGCTAACCTAGTGGACGCAGAAGGCTACACGCTGGACATGAAGGGTTCTGCCACAGGCATTAACGCCGATGGTACAGTGAACCAAACTGGCGAAGCTCTTAATGATTATGCCACACAAAAGTTCAGTTCAATAATCGATACACGAACCGTTGCCGGTAAGCTCATGGCGCAGAATTTGGGCGAAGGTAACTATGTAGATATGAAGTCTACCGTAACCGGACAGCTTGAGATGCTGGCCGATTCTTTTGTTGGTCCAGACGGTGAACCTAAGATCCCTGCATTTGCACAAGCACAAGCCCGTGCAGTAGGACGTACAATCACATTCAGTGGCATGACCGGTACTGCAGCTACAGCGGCTATGGCTACCGCTCTGATGGAAGCAAGCCTTCCAATTGCACAGCAAGAGGCGCAGTTCTTTCAAACCCTGACGGTTAAAAACTTAGACAATAAGCAGCAGGCCATCATCAACAAAGCTACGGTTCTGTCTAACTTTGATTTGGCTAACCTAGACGCCCGTGAGACTGCAGCGGTACAGAACGCTCAAGCATTCCTTGAAATGGATCTGAGCAACCTGACCAACGAACAACAGGCCTTTATGATTAACACTCAGGCCCGTGTTCAGGTTCTGCTTGAAGACACACAGCAAGAGAATGCCACCCGCCGGTTTTCTGCGGAAAGCAAGAATGACTTCACTAAGTTCTACACAGAGCTTGGTACACAGGTGGAACAGTTTAATGCTAACCTGATGTCTGAGCTAAAGCGGTTCAATGCTGGCGAGGTTAATGATGCCACAGAGTTCCGTATGGCCTTAGAAAATGAGCGCCAACAGTTCTACTCAAAGATGCAGTATGCTGTAGATGAATCCAACGCCCAGTGGCGGCAGACCGTTGCAACCGCCAACACGCAGATGGCGTATGATGCCGCCGCAATCGATACAAAGAACATTCTGGATATTTCGCAAGAAGGTCTTAACCGTACATGGGACCGCACAGACAGTGTCTTGGATTACTTATTCAAGGGTGCGGTTAGCGAGGAAGAGTTTGAGATGCGTCTTATTTTAGGTGAGATGCAGACACAGGCAGCTACACCACAGAAACCCAGTCTTTTTGACACGCTTCTGGGCGGCGGTATTCAAATTGCTGCAGCGGCTGCAGGTGCCTCTGATGTACGCCTTAAAGAAAACATTCAGCCCTACGACACACTCAACGGCGTTCAATTCTACACATGGGATTGGAACGATACGGCCAAGGAAATCGGCTACGACAAATATCCGACCATGGGCGTGATCGCACAGGAAGTTCAGAAGACACATCCTGACACGGTAATTGAGGGACCAGAGGGTTACCTGATGGTTAATTACGGGAAGCTTAAAAATGAAATTTGAAGACGCAATTGAGAAGTCCATTAAGAGCTTTCTGAAAGGTAGCATGCCCGAAGAGCTTATGAAGGTTCAGGGCAACCCTGTAGTATACACACCTGATTACATGGATGAGCTAGAAGAAGATCTAGCAGACATGGAACCCGAAGCCGAAGATGGGGTGGAAGATGTTTGATCCAAAGACAATAGGCCCGATACCGGGTGAGAACTACACCGCTGATACTCGTAACTATCCATGGCACCGGCCACCAGAGATTGAGACCTATGACGGTACAGTAGAGTACGTCATGGAGCGGATGAACGATGAAACCACCGCAGAGATTGTCTACAGCCTTATGGAGCTTGGACGCCCTCTGACTAACATTGTTGCAGGCTTAATGATGCAGGGCATTGGCCGTGGTAAATTCCAGATCGACATGGCTATCTTAGCGGCTGGCCCGGTCTACCGATACCTGCAGATCTTAGCCGACAGCGAGAACATTAAATACGAAGATGGTCTTAATGCTAAACGCACACCGATCACCTCCACCACGCTTAAAATGATTATGGGTGTTGTTGATGATGTAGACCCCGAAGAGACAGACCCTGAGAGCGCCGTAGAGGCCGTCTCAGAGGGCGAAGGCGGTCTTATGGCACCGGCACAGCCTGCAGAAGAAATGACCGCCACAGCGGAAGAACAGGCGCTCATGTTGGGCGGCTCTGATACTGAAGAAGAGGTGGTGTAATGGCCTATAGCGCAACGAAAGCCCGAATTGCAGGTAAGATTGCTTCTGGCGGTTTTAATCAGCCTGACAATACACTGGCAAAAGCAATTGATACCGGTGCAGGTATCATGGCTCAAGGTATTATGAAGCGTGGTGAAGAAGAGCGTGAAGAGAAGCGTATAGCCAAAAGAGAAGCCGCTGCAGAAGCTAAACGCCTTGCCGCAGCACAACGTGCAAAAGAGGCAGAGGCGAAGAAGATTGCTAAAAATGCCAAAATACTTGCCCTCGACTTCACAGGTACTGCAGACAATGTCGCAGCGGTTACTCACTTCCAAAACCAATTGGAACTTATGGGTGGTGATGTAGGTGCTGTTATAAGCTCTACGGAAAACCGTATTAAAAGTGGACAGCTTGAATTTACTGCCCCCACTACAGAAATGGTTGACACACCATTCCAAGGCCCGAATGTCCCTGCCGATCCTAAGATTTCTGATCTAGGTGTAGGGTTTGGTGGGCCTAACGGTGAAATAGAAACAGGATCTAATTTGGGAGCGGAGGGAACAACAGATCAAACCGACAGGGCTTTCCGTGCAAGTGATGTAGCAAAAATTGCTGCAGACCCATCAAGTGATTACTCCACCCAAGCCCAAGAAATGCAGAAGATTTTTGAGGAGCGTGGTACACCATTAAACGGCACAACCCTTCCTGAAGATGGCTCTGTCGAGGTGAACACACCCGGTGGTGTTAAAATTAATCCCTTCGGATCAACTCCTGAAGATATTGATATATCGGGCATTAAAACTTTTGCCGATTGGCAGGCTTTTGGAAGTAACCTACGAGCTAATCCAACTGAGTATTCTGAGGCATGGCGACAAGAGTACGAAAACCGAGGCAACCAACTCTTTAGGGAGTATCTAGTCACAGCAGATGCAAATGAGTTGAAGACCTCTATAGCTGTAGATCCTAATATGGATGAAAGCAAAAGGACCACTATTGAGAATGCCATCTCAATTAAGCAGTCGGGTCAATGGCAAGACATAATTACCCCAAGCAATTTGGCAGGTAAAACCTCCGCAGAAATTGATAACCTGATTATCGTTGCGGGAGCCGCTGGGGCAACATCTGAGGATGTAAGCCTCGCTAAACAAATATCCTCAGATATTAAAAAGGTAGAAAACCTACCAACATACAAAAAGTATGGGGATGGGGCTAATAATTATAACGCCACCCTGAAGCAAATAGAGCTTGCTGAAAATGATGATGCCGGTGAAGAGATTATCAGCCGTTTAGCGTCATTGGCAGCGGCGCAACAGAGGGGCGAAATTGCAAAACAAAACGGTGTGCCGGGGCAGAAGGTTTATGAGGCAGTAGTAACCCGGCCTGATGGGGTACAGGCATTTATGCTGGTAGTAGAGAAGCCGGGTGCCGATGGTAAAGTACAGATGCTCGATTCAACTGGGAATCCTCTTGTAGAGGGGACAGATTACCGATTCCTTCGCACCATTGAGGGTGAAGAATCCAAAGCCCTTCACAAAATCTCAGTACAAACTAACAAGTATAATCAGGAAGCAGAGACTGCTAAAGTAGCCCTTGTTGAGGGTCTTATTAACTCAGAACAGGCTCTAGCCTTTGCTAGGGCAGATCCCCGTGTGCGGAACGCTTCAGGCGATGTTGCTCAAGCTATTACAAACTTTGTACGCTCTGGATCTGGTGTCCTACAAGTCATGGAAAGTTTGTTTGAGGGGCAAGCAGATGACTATATGGTTACGGAAGAACAATTCCGTGCGGCTGTGGCAAAGAACGCACCAAATGCCTCTGCGTCTTTAGTTGACGCAATTGTTAGCGGTGATGTTCAGAAGCTAGGTGACCAAACAGCAATGTTTGAAGCCTCTATGTTGTCCTTAGTATTCCGTGCAGGTCGTATGGAAGGGCAATCTGGCAATGCAATGTCTAACAAAGACTTTGAGCGTTTGTCAGAGATGCTTAACGTAAAAGGTGGTTACGAGGCGTTTGAACAAACCCTGCGCACATTTATGGCCGATAAAATCAGAGTGTACGATGTTAAAGCCCAAGGCGTTCTAACTGGACCGCCTAATGACTTTAAAGAAATGTATGGCTACCTACCAATACTACAGCCAACGAGGTTCTCCGATTTTGTTACGCAATTCGATGATCCGAAAATAACAGAGGCATATCAGAATACGGTTTCTTATTCCCCTACGGCTACAGCCACAGAAGAAACTTCTGGAGTTAATAATAAAAACTTAGAGACCTTTATAAATACTGGTACGTTTACCATATCTATCGAAGGTGGCGGGTCAAAGCCAATAACAAAGCAAGTAGTAGAGGCGCATCTAAAAAGCATACAGGATGGCAACGGGTCAGACGAACAAAAGGCCAAGGACAGGGAGGACTTTCTTAGAGGGTTTGCCCAAGCTTTGGGTACATCCGTAGAAAACCTTAAAGCAATGGGCGGGTACTAACTCATGGGTATATTTGATGATTTCGTAAAAACCCTCCGTGGGGCTGACAACGCAGTTCCTGATGAAGATACCTCACAACAAGAACCCATCCTAGATGAAGACGGGCTTTCCGTAGATGACCGGATTGCGAAAGAACAGGCAGACCTTGATAACTTTTTAAAGCGTACTGAAGAGACACGCCAGAGGATGATTGATCAAGGTATTGATGTGTCAGCCCCAGAAGGTTTTGTTCCCAGCACTACTCCAGATGGCAGCACTGACGTAACAGAACAAGTTACTGCGGCCCGGAACCCTGTACGAAACCAAGACTTTATATATGGTGAGCGTCCTGAATTAAGTTTTCTAACTCGTATAGGGGCTAAGTTTTCTGACTTTGTTAACCCAGAGGATTTACCAAACCAATCCCAACAGGAAAGAGATGCGTATCTTAAAGAGTTGGCTGAATTTGATGCACGGGCAGAAGAAATATACCAAAATTCTGTAGAGGTAGATCTGCCAAAAGCCCGTCTTTTGGGGTTAGACCTGACGGGTATGACAGATGATGAGTTTATCTCTGATGGAAAAGTACGAGTATTTAAGTATCTAGACGAAAACAACGAAGTCAAATCTGTATTAATCCCTAGACCGGGTAGTAATATGTTTGAGCGTGTAGTGGGCCAAGCAGGCCGCACCATATTCTCAGAGCTATACGGCCTAGTCGAGCGTGAGGAAGATGGTAGTCTGGATGTTAACTTCCTAGAGGATAGCGACTACGCCACTGCCGTTCCTGATTATGACCAGAGTACGGGTGAAGGTCTACTAACAGATCTTTTGGTATTCGGTGTTCCCGGCGTTGCCGCTGAAAAAACAGGTAGGGCGGCTGTAGGGGTAGGTTCTGCGTTAGTTAAGAAGGCTGATAAGGTATTACCAGATAACGTAGTAGGTAATACTATTCGGGGTGCGGGTTCCGTAGTGGACAACGCAGTTCAATACGCTGGCGGAAGCCTTGCAGTAGCTTTAACAGAGGGTGTTCTCTCGCAAGAAGGCGATGAAGGTCTGATCTTTGATGAGGAGATGGTTAAGAAAACCTTCACCGGAGTTAATGACGAACAAGCCAAAGATCTGGCAATGATTTTTGATGGTCTAGTGGTCAATGGTGTTTTTGATACTTTTCTGGGTGTAGCCGGTCTTGCCCTACGAAAAGTAGGTGACATGGGTAGTAGCTCACAAGGTCTGATCAATAAAAAGTTTGTGCGAGATAAAGCGCAACGTGCCGCTATCTTAGGTGTAATTACGACTATTGACCCTGCATTGAAAAGCGCAAACGCCCAAGAAGTTGCAGAAGCTTCCCGTGCGCTGGCACAGGTGTTGAAAGATAATGCAACCATTATTGCGACTGTAGGTAATACGGTAGAGGAAATACCCGTAGACACGGTTAATGCTCTAGCTGCAGGTGCAAAGAAGTATATAACTGTTACCCGCCAAAGGTTGCAGAACTCTATGAAGCCCGATGAATGGGAACGATATGTAGAAAAGGAAGCAAACTCAATTGTCTCCAATACTATTGGGGTAACTAGAGGTGCCACTGACAATAGTATGATTAGAGATAAACAAGCTGAAATGATTAATTCAGCAGGAAATCTCTTTGAAAAAGAAGCTAGGGCAGTAAACCCGGACGGCATAGACTTTGATACGGAAACCGTACCTGATCTGGTGGACAACAGAAACCTAGATTTACAAGAGATTGATGCTGAGATTTCAGCCGCAGAAACACAGGCAGGTAATTTTAGAGCCGAAGCAGGTTCTGCGGTCCAAAACGATCCTCTGATTAAGGAAATAGTAGCGGAGGTCGATCCTTCTCGATTCTTTGATGATACCCAGTATGTAGAACAGCTTACTAATTTGTATGGTAAGACCTTTGTGGATGAATACCGTGCGGCGTATGATGCGGTTAAGGTGGCATATGAAGCTATCCCGAATGATCCAATCGATATGCCTGCGTTTAAAACACAGCTTGCGAATGTATTTAACAATGCAGGCGGTTTGGGTGAAACAACTCAGGATGGCGCACCAATTCTTGCTAAATTAAAGCAGGTGTTTGGGGATAAGATTTCTCCATCTTCAGAGCCATCTTTAATGGGAGACCCACGGGAAGGTGCTTCTGCGATAACCCCTCAACAGGTCATCGATGGATTGACTGACGATATTGGGTTTCAGGATCTATACAGCCTCAAGAAGGAAATAGATAAATTAATATCCTCAACCAACAACCGCAATGTGGCGGCGTCTTTGGTTCAACTCAGAGACCATATTACATCGAAGGCAGTAAATGAGGCAGGAGAAGCAACCGGACAGCTTGCATATGTAAGCCGTAATGGGGGCGACACTGCAGAGATCGCTAATGCTGCGGATAGTTTGTTCATTGAGACACAGAGTAAGTTCCAGAACTCTATGACTACCCAGAACTTATCTGACGCATCCTTTACCCCAGCGTATGCAGGTACAAGCACACCTGTACCAGAGGGAGGGAGCCGTAGAGGTCAGCCTGACCTAGAGACAAACTCTGTAGCAAATACAGATGCAATGCTTTCGGATCGCACAGGTAACCAGCTAGAGCAATTACAGTTCGCTTTATCTGGGGCGTTGAGCAAGGGCGAGGTAAACAAGCCATTTATTGATCTGTTTGTAGCAGAACAAGCCGACAAGCTTGCGAAGGCTTTGCGAAACAATGATACCCAGACCATAGAGCAAATAGACGCAGCGTTTGAGGGTATTATCGGCCAACTCCGGTCTCTGGATAGTCCATTAGTTGAAGAACTTAACTCTGCGAAATCCCGTATACTTTCTGTTCAAGATGAGCTTGGAAACCGTGCGTTGGCTGCAGATGAAGTAGCAGATATGGCACGGCAGCGGAAGATTGCTGCAGAGGATACTGTTGTAGCTCAGTTTCTTTCTAGGATCAGGAAAGGTGAGGCTCAAAGTAACCCAAGCATCACTGTGAAACGGGAGCTTCTTGGATCTGATCCCGGCAATTTTATTGGTGCGCTTATGGAAGAGATAGATAAGCTTCCTGCGGATCAGCAAGTACCTGCTAGAATGGCAACTCAATCTATGTTGCTTCGTACTATTAATGACACCATAAAAACTTCCACTGCTATTGCACCCGGCGGTATGCGTGATGTTGCTACGGGGCAGCTTGCAAAACTAACTAATGAGAGAGCTAGTGGTCTTATAGATGCGGTATCTCGTGCCTTCCCTCACGATGAGTTTATGAAAGATACCATGATGCTTACCTTGGGCAGCTTACAGGATTTATCCCTGTCTGCACGGATGAAGGTAGCACGGTCTGGTTCTGATACAGCGGCTAACTTAGGTGTTAGAGACAGTGTGTCTACCGGTATACTTTTCGCTTTCGGATACATGAACCCAACTGCCGCTGCGGCTCGTAGAATTACCGCAGGTCAAATTGAAGCAATGGAAAAACTAGGTAAAGAGGAACAGCAAAGGATTATTGGTACTATTCTAGCAAACCCTGAAGACTTCGCTGATCTTGCTACTAAGATTGCAGATGGTGCAGATCCTAGTTTGTTGGCTACATTGCGGGATAATTTTCTAAGCGTAGCTAACAGAACACTGCAATACGAATTGCGGGTCGGTGATGCATCCGATCAAACAAGTGATATGTTGCTAAATGTGGTAGACGCCGTAGTGCCTCAATAAGTAAAACCCCCCAGACCGAAATCTGAGGGGTTCCAATTAAAACCGAAACGGAAGCGACCAAACTTCCAGCTTCAAATATATTATACGCTTAGGGCGCTCCGAGGTCAATGCCACGGGGCGCTTTATTCTTTGTGAAACATGTCTTCTATTACTAGCCATAGGGTCATTACAGGCCATGCAAATACGAACAAAAGGTACATCACTTTTGAGGCACCCTCTTCTGGCTCAAAGTTTAAAGTCATAAACAGGGAGCCGATCATGTATAGGCACCCGGACAGGTATAAATCCATTACGCAGCTTCCTCTTTTATAAATGCTTTAATCCATGTGGCACACACATCTGATCGCACAATATCATCCACAGTCATTTCTATAACAGGGAAGGGTAGCATCTGTTGTTTGATCATTCTGATGATGCGGCCTAGCCCGGACTTCTCTGCAAGATCCGTCTGAGCAACGTCACCGTTTACCACTACATTCGTGTTCTCACCTATGCGGGTCAGAAACATCTTTAGCTCAACGTATGTGGTGTTCTGAGCTTCATCTAGGATGATAAATGCATCATCGAATGACTTACCTCGCATCACAGAAAAGGGTTCTACTACGATGTTACCATCTGACAGCATGCTCTGTACTTTGGTGACGCCTAGGTGCTTCTTTAGTACATCAATCAGAGGGGCTACCCATGGGGCCATTTTCTCTTCCAGACCGCCCTTAAAGAAGCCTATGTCACGTCCCCCTGCAGCCACGTTAGGGCGTGTGATGACGATCTTTGCCACACTACCCTCGTAGAACATCTTAGCGGCCTGTGTCGCCGCCATATAGGTCTTCCCGGTCCCTGCGCATCCTGTGACGAATACTAGAGGGTCATTGTTAAGAGCTTTGGAATAAAGTTGTTGGTTGTAAGTCTTGGGGACCAGTTCAATAGACTTAACGTGTTTAGGCGTAGGTATTTCTCCATCTGTTATTTTACGTTTTCTTGTGTAACGCCGTGCATTTTTGCTCATATTCACCTAAATTGTTTGTACGAAGGTTGCTTTTTCAAAAGGTACGTCAAAGAACTTCTCGCCATGTGAGATCTTAACATTGGAGACTTCAACGCAGGGGCTATCCAACACAACCTTACGGCCAAAGATGGCTGCATGGGTGAGGCTGTTATTGAAGATCATAAACTGTGTGGGTTTGGTTAAGAACTTTGCCTTGCGTACAGGCAGATGGATGGTGGGGTACTTAAACTGTACCCCGTGCCACACCGTCTTGACCTCAACCTCACAGAAGAACATTTTGTTCTGGCCCTTAACGACTAGGTCCACCCCATATTCGTCAGGATTGTCTTCGCAAAGATAACCCACCGAAGACCAAAACCTTTTAGCCGCTGCCCGTGCCGCTTCATCATACTTGTTGAAGTCTTTCTGTTGAAATACTTTGTACATGGGTTCTCCTGTTGTAGAAGTACGCATCATTGAAACCACGCTGCCATTCTTTGTAGAAACGACTTTTAGGTTTGTAAGCGCATCGATGGTTGTTCTTGAAGAAGTCTTCGTAACCGACTTCATATGCCTCGTTTGTATTCATAAACCTGCCTCAATTATTTGAATGAGTCCTCAAGTTCGCTGTAGCCGCCGATGTACTTTCCTTCAGGATCAAAGATCTGGGGTACGGTTTTTAGGTCAGCCATAAGGAGCAGGGGCGTTAACCACCTGCTACTTTTAGATTGTATGTTGTACTCTGCATAAGGTTGCCCCTGTGACCGGAGTACTGCTTTTGCCCGGTCACAGAAGTTGCATTGGTCTCTTGTTAATATTGTGTACATATCAACCATTACGCCGTTAGATCTACGATTTCACAGCTATCCCCTGTGCATGCCAGAGTTTGACTACCAGAGGTATTGTCTTCCGCTTCATACGCAGAAAGCTTTGTCCAATCGATTGCCTCTGGCATGATAGCAAGCATTTCCTGATACACGGACTTACCAACGTGCTGGTAAGGCGCTTGCTGATATGTGTGATCATCAAACGGCAGGAACGATACACCAGACATTTCATCAAAATGCTCGTAAACGAATGCACCCACCTGAAACCATTCAGAATTCTGGACATTTATAGTCACGCTAGGCTTATGTTCGGCCCAATGTCTCTGGTACATTAGCCACATGTTTAGCTGATCAATTGCAGACATATCCGCAGTGACCACTGCACCATCGGGTGCCTTCATTGGAAAGCTAAACACGGTGGTTTGATCGGGCTTAAAGGCTTCTGGCTCGTTAGGAACGCCTGAGTCCTTCATAAACTGCGTCAGAGGATCTTTGTTGTCACCACGGACTGTGCGGATGTAGTACGGGCTATGCCGTGCGTGTATCCCGCTCGAACTATCAACAAGTTGTGAAACTGTTCCCGAGGGTTTACAACAGGTTATAGCAGCCGACACTTCGATGCCCAGCTTATCAGCCCATTCTTTGTTGGTATCTACAGCCACCTGCTTCAGGTCTTCTAACAGTGCAGCCAGATCGCCCTCTTTGCCATTCGTCAGCGTGTTATCCATGATGCCGGTTAGCGACACGCCCAACAGCCGTTCTTCTGCAGTGTTCTTCGCCCACACCTTTCGCAGATAAGGGAACTTGGTATAGGTAGATTGTACCGTTCCCAAAATGGTTGCGACACGGACTTTCCGAATAAGATCTTCTTTAGTATCTGTAGCACGGATAACTACCTCACTTAGGTTGCAAAACTGACCGCCTGTACCTGCAATAGGATTGCCGCTCTTATCGGTCTTCGGTCCCCGCAAGATGATTTCGCTGCACGGGTTAGTTCCCCATTCGTAGTTAGGGTCACGGCGTCCGTTCTTGTGGGCCTGCTTCACCGCAGCCTCACGATTGAAAATACCACGCTCACCAGAACCGCTTTCTGCTAGGGCAGTCCATTCCCGCAGGAAGGACATAGCATCTGGCTTTTCTGTGTAGGCCACGGAGTTATTGGCTAGGCCCATGTGCGGGGCTGTTTCCCACCATTTGCCGCTCTTGGCGTGACGCATACGATCATCACTGAGATTACTCAATGAAATCATCGCACTACGTCTCACTCCACCTACGACAACCACTTCACCGATCTTGCACATAATGCTATGGCATTCGTAGGAAGACAGCTTACCACCTGCAGCCTTTTTGAAGGTATCAATCGTGAAGTTGAACAGATCGACCAAGGGCGCTGGGCCAGATGCACGACCACCGAAGGTTTTAAGTCT